CCGTCGCCTGCGCCCCGCCAAAGTTGAGTTCGAGATACTCACAGCAGTTCATGCCGTGCTCGTAAAACCCATCCTTCTTCGGCTTGCGCACCTGCTTGCTCCCCACCGACACGTAATGCTCGTCCCACACATACCCGGCTTCGAACCCGTCGGCCACAAAACTGAATGGCACCGGCCCCTCGCGCGGATCCACGCGAATCCAGCGCGACACCTGCCCATCCGGCCCGCGCGTGCCATCGACCGCAAACGCTTCGCCCCACGCCGTCCGCCGCCGCATATGCCCGGCCAGCCGCTCGACCATCGCCAAGCGCACATCCGGCGCGTTGCTATTCTCCCGATACACCACCTGATGCCCCGGCGGATAAAACCGCTTCACCACCTGCAAAGCATTGTCGCGAATGCCGTGCCCATGATCATGCGTCCCCGCCGGATCACAACAGGTCTGCAGCAAGAGCGCATGCGGGAACCAACTGGCCCGATACGCCTGCACAATCGGCAGAAAATCTTCCAGCCAGACGTTCTGTCCCAAAATCCCGCCCAAGAAGCGAATCCCGCCCGCCGGCGGGAACTGCGCAAACACCACACACGGATGATGCTTGCCAAAATCCAGCGCCTCACAGAGCGGCAAGGTCGTGTCGTGCGTCAACACCTTCTCATGCAAATGGCGCACAAACGCCGTCTTGTAGACCGGCTCACCAATCACATTGAGGCCCCGCAGCCCCAAAATCATCGGCCGATGCTTGGCGTGCCCCGGCGGATACGCCGCTTCGTTCCCGGCGATCGTCTCCGGCGCCAGATTGTGCGCATTGTCGTACAACGACAAGCGGTAATACTTCCGGCCGGGCAGCGAATCATCCTCGGGAAACTCGCGACTGAGCCAATGGTCAAACGCGGCGGGATTGGGCGAAAAAATCGCCTGCTGCGGATACCCGACCTGCGACAGCCGCGCACATAACTCCAGAAAAATGTCGTGCGGCAACTCCTCGGTCTGGTCGTTGTAAATCATCGCCACCGTCAGCCCACGCAATTTGCTATAGCGCAGCGTCTGGTCGGCGGCCTTCAAGCCGAAAATATACGCCCGCGAGCCGTTCTTCATCTGGTCATACTGCTCGTCGGCATTCCATGAACACGGCGTCCCCGCCTGCTGACAAATCGCCCGCCATGGCGGCTTCAACTTCGAATCGGTATCGGCATCCGAATAGCGGCAGAGATAACAGAAAATGCCCGGATGCCGCTGCATCGCCGCCCAGATTTTCCACAAACACGCCGTCGTCTTCCCGGACCGTAACGCCCCTTCCACGTCAATCAGCCGGGTCTCGTCGCGCAGAAACGCCCCGACCGGCCCCTGCCACACCATCCGCACTTGCTGCTCAGGCATCCTGCGCAGGATACGCAGATCTCGGGTGCCGTGGCGCCCTTTTTCACCCGTTGACCCTGCCAATCTTGACTAAATACGTGGCGTCGTGGTCCTTAATGCTTATTGACGATTTCTCTCTTGCGCGGTGCCAACCCTTGGCGATTTGCTGGCGCCGGGCCGCTCGATTGATGCATTTACTCAAGTCGTCCGTGCCACACGCGGATCCGCCGCATCTTGCGACCCCCGAGCTAGTAAAAGAGACAAGAGAGAAAGAAAGAAAGTGTACAAAGAAAGAAAGAGAGAAAAGAGAAAACAGTACTAGAGATCTCTGTACTGTACGTACAGAGATCTCTCGTATTAACAAGATCTCGCAAGTTGTACCTACCGCGCGCGCGCCACGTGTCAAACCGGCGGTACCTCGCCACGCACACGTCCCCCCCCCTCTTTTGCAATTGTTTTTTGCTGAGCTAGCGCGCGTCTTTTTAACGTGATTTCTGTAGCAGTGCCCTAAGTTATCGGTTCTCCCCCCGGGGGAGTGGGGGGGGGCGGGTTTCGGCATCTGGAGACCGGCGCGATGCAATTCCGAAGATTCCACAAGCGCTTCGGATGTACGACGGTGGCTCGGGTAAGGTACAACGTGCACTATAATTGATGCATTCGCTGTAAGTGACTGATTCTAAAGGACCGTCAGGTTAACATAGCGCGTATTATCAGACACTGGCGTGGCAAGGACGTGTGACGTGTTGCGGAGAACCCGCAAGCGCTTGCAGGATGCAAGGCATTTGAAGCGATCGGATGCAGTGTGCGATGTGAGCAAGCCAACGGTGCTGGCCAGTGTGCAGTGTTGGGGATATGGCATTAGCTGCCGTTCGGCTCAGACGTTTTGGGGTCGGGCAATTGCGGGGGGATGGGTTGTGCGTCGAGGACGTCGCCGAAGCGGTCGCGGAATTCGTGAATGACCGTCACGGTGGCGTGAGTATCTAGCGAGCCTTTGACGTTGACGGAGTGGTAGTCACGGAACGTATCGGGGCGCGCAGCTTTCAGCAAGAAAATCATCAACAAGTCGGAGTAACGTTTGACGGAGCCGACTTGCATACCTTGGAAGAAAATCGGATCGTCGTAGCCCTCACAGGCTCTCCGTCTGGCTTCGGCTTCTAGGGTATCAGCGGCCCGATCTTTCGCGACTTGGAAGTCTTTGCGGTATTGCTCGGATTCTTCCAACCATTGCCGATGTCGGCGGTCATCCACGCCAGACAGTTTCGCGGCGCCGGTGCAGGTGCCGCAGTGGGCGAAGGCGTCAAGGAAGCGCCGTTTCGCGGACACGGCGCGAGCCGGCATTCTGCTCATCCGGCACACTCTAGCATGGCGGGCGCTCCCATCGGATACCGGGCGGGCGTCCTGTCAGGGATGTGACGCTGCTTTGCGGCGCAGAGTGTGCAATCGTATGCAGTTTTGGCCGCGTCAAGCGGAAAAACTGACAGGTTGCACAGTTTGACGCGAAAAGATCGATAGCCGTAAAACGCGTCAGGATGCCCCACAAGCCACGCCGATCGCGATCGGCCACGCCGGTATGCCGGCCCGCACGATTGCGCAGCCTGCGCGGTTTCGGTGATCCAACCAAACAGACGAAAATCCGGCCGTACGGCTGACACGTACCTGCCCTATTGCAACATCCTATGATGTCCGATAATATAGGATGACAGTTACTTCACAGGAGAGTAGAGCAGATGAAAATCACGCCAGCCCTTCGCAGAGAGATTAACGCTGCCGTCCGTCAGCATGTCCGTAAAAGTTCGCCATTGGCGGAAGTCGGGTACCGCGACGTCAATGGACGTCGGACCGCGAATTGCCTCTTGTGGCCGGAAGACTCCGACTTGTGGGATAAGCGCCGGCTGTCAGAGACATCCACGATTGAAGATGATCCTGCGCATCCGGGGTACGCCGAGCTTGACCTGTACGTCTACGCCGGTCGCGGGCATGATCGCGAACTTGAGACCAATGTCGGTATTCTCATTCGCGATGGCCATGTCGTCGGATCACACCACGAAGGCACGAAACTTACCGCGCTGAAACGCACAATCGATTTTCCGATTGTGCCATGGGATCACACGTAATCGCCGCAACCGTATTCATTACCTGTCTCGCATACCGTGCATGCCGCACGCAACCGGGACAGACAAGCGAGAGTAGAGATGTCCGAACAAACGATCGTTCTAACCCCGAAACAGCTAACGACGTTTTTGCCCTATGTGTTCGCGGCCCGGAAACCGCTGCTCGTATCCGGCGCCCCCGGCATTGGCAAGTCTGACTTGCTGACGCAAGCGACGGCAGCCGCCGACTTTGACCTTGTGCTGAGCCATCCGGCCGTAGAAGACCCGACAGACGCCAAGGGCTTGCCGTGGGTCGTCGGCACGGCCGCGTCCTTTCTGCCGATCGGGCAAGTGGCGCGCGTACTGGCAGCTACAACGCCCACGGTGTGGTTTATTGATGACTTAGGGCAAGCCACGCCGGCCATGCAGACCGCGTACATGCAATGGTTGCTCGCACGCGAGTGCAACGGCCACCGGTTGCCCGACTGCGTCACGATTGTGGCCGCCACGAATCGCCGGACGGATCAAGCGGGCGTCAGCGGGATGCTGGAACCGGTGAAAAGCCGGTTTCTCACCATCGTTGAACTGCAACCGGATTTGCATTCATGGTGCGCATGGGCGTTAGGCGCTGGGATGCCGGCAGAATTGATTGCGTTTCTCCGCTTCAAGCCGGATTACCTCTCCGCGTTCGAACCATCAAAAGACCTTGTCAATTCGCCGAGCCCACGGACGTGGGCGAATGCGGGCCATTTACTCAACATGGGCTTACCGGCCGATATCCTGCATCCCGTGTTGGCCGGCGCGATCGGCGCGAAATACGCGACCGAATTGATTGCGTTTTTGCGCCTGTACGCGACCTTGCCAGCGGTAGACGCGGTACTGGCCAACCCGATGCAAGCGCCGATTCCGACCGCGCCGGGTACGTTGTACGGGCTGACCGGTGCACTCGCCTATCGCGCCACGCCGACGACCTTCGATCGCATCCGGCAGTATGCCGATCGCTTGCTGGCCGACAAGCGGGGAGAATTCGCCGCGTTGATGATCAACGATTGCGTGACGCGGCATCCTGAACTTGTCACAACAGCGGCGTACGTCAAGCTCCAATGTGGCGAATTGGGGCAATTGATGTCCGGCGCCAGACGCTAACCATTCAATCAACACACGAAAAGAGAGTAGAGACCAATGCATACCAATGTTTCAACCGCAGACATTCACACGAGAGCAATCCTTGTGTGGCTGACGATTACCACGTGGGCCGCGAGAAAACATGACAAACGCGCGACGGATAAGGTGCATGCGGAGTATGGCGCGAATAGCAAAGCCGGGCGCTACAACAAACAGCTACTCGCTGATGCGCCGGAATACAAAGCGCTGATTAGTCTCTCCAATTCGATCCGCGCATGGCATTACGGCAATACGCTGGCATGGTCGGATGAGGGCTGGCGCATTCTGCCGATCGCCAACTACGATACGTTCACCAAGGGCTTACGCGAGCAGATGAAAACGTGGGACGGCGCGAAAGGCGTATTCATTCCACGGTATCCGACACTTGTGCAGGACATGCGATCGGTCTTGAACGGGTTGTATAACCCCGCTGATTATCCGGCCGCATCGGATATCGGCGATCGCTTCACCATTACGGTGCAGTATGCGCCGGTCCCGGCTGCGGGCGACATTCGCGTATCCCTTGCGGCCGATCAGCTTGCGACGATTGAATCGAGCATTACCGATCGGGTAACTGTCGCGACGCAAACGGCCATGTCCGATGCATGGCAACGGTTGTATGAGTGCGTCAGCAACATTCAAAGCCGGTTGCAGGATCCCAAGGCGATCTTCCGTGACAGTCTGATTGATAACGCGCGCGAAGTCTGCGACGCGTTAACCCGACTCAACATCACGAACGACCCTGATTTGGAAGCCATGCGCGCACGCGTCGCAGCCGAACTCACGACCTATGCACCGGACACCTTACGTGAGGTGCCCCGCGTGCGACAGGAAACCGCTGATAAGGCTGCCGACATCATCAGCGCCATGTCCGGCTTGTATGGGGTGGCACAGTGAACAACCAACATCCGTTCCAATACGATCGCGTCCGGTACGCGCGGGAACGGTTGGTCTTAGACCAACCGTTTTTCGGCGTGTTGGCGAGTCTCTTACATCTGACGATCGATCCATCCTGCGACACGGCTTGGACGGATGGGACGTCGATCGGCTTTTCGCCAAAGTTCGTGGATACCTCAACGGACGATGAATTGCTGGCAGTCTTTTGCCACGAGGTACTGCACTGCGCATGCGGGCATCCGTGGCGGCGTGACAATCGCGAGCACAAACAATGGAATGTCGCATGCGACTACGCCATTAATCCAATCGTACGGGAAGCGGGAATGATGCTGCCAGCGAAGGCCCTACTCGATGCGCAGTACAGCGGGCATAACGCGGAATGGATTTTCGATCGCTTACCGCAGCAGCAGCAGCAGCAGAACAACGATCCATCTGACCTTGGCGAAGTACGTGATGCGCCACAATCGGATCCGATGGATGACAAAGGCAATACCATTCCACGGCAGTCGGAATCCGAATGGAAACAAGCCGCCACGCAAGCCGAGAACCTTGCCAAAGGACAAGGGACGTTAGGCGCCGGGACGGCTCGCACGTTAGATGCCGCAAGCCGGCAACCGGCCGACTGGCGTTCGCTGCTCAGAAAGTACGTGCAACAAGCCGCACGGGCTGATTATTCATGGCGAAGACCGAACTATCGGCACCTTGCACGCGGGATGTACTTGCCGTCTCTGCATTCGGTGCAATGCGGCCCGATCGCGGTGGCCGTCGATACATCCGGCAGCATCGATGCCACGCTACTCGGGCAATTCTCGCGTGAGATAGACGCGATCGCAGCCGAAGTACAGCCGGCGCATGTCGACGTGATTTACTGCGATGCGACTGTGAACCATACCGAACGGTTCGACCGTGGCGACCCGATCGCCCTACATGCGCACGGCGGAGGCGGTACAGACTTTCGGCCCGCATTCGAACACGCGGATACGTTAGACGAGCAACCGGCCGTGTTGATCTACCTTACCGATATGGCCGGCACCTATCCCGAACAAGCGCCAGCCTACCCCGTCATCTGGGCCGCGTACGGCGCGTACGTCGACCACTACGCCGCACAAGTCACGTTTGGGGACGTAGTCCCCTGCGAATAACCCGCAAGCCGGCGCATCAAAGCGCCGGCTTTTCTTCGATGGAGTAAACCCCGCACGGTAACCCGCCACGATAGACGAAAGCCCGTACTGGCACCTCTGCCGGTAACGGGCGTTTCGCGTTTCCGGGGCTTGGCAGTCGGGCTTGCCCCTACCGCCCTACTCCGCAATGGCCGGCCATACAACACGCCGCAACGGCTTGTCAGGATGCCCTATAAACGCCGATCGGCGGGCCGGCTATGCCCCGGGCCTTCCCCTACGCCCTAAGCGCTTGCCGGGCCTGCCATACGGCCGAGCGGACACGTGTCTCATTTTGGTACACGCCGGGTGTGCAACCGCGTGCAATCGTGCGCCAACCCGTGCAGCCGCGTCACTCCGCAAGTGCTTGCCACGTGAACCGCAATAGCGCGTTTTACGGTTCAGCGTGTAGCCGTTACGAGGTTCGGGCACCGCAACCGCTTGTCCGACGATTCACGATTTCGACAATTGGGTTGCGGGTTGTGAACGTTACGAGATTCGGCTTGCACACCCTGACGCAGCATTCTTGTGAGATTGAAGGACCATGCTTGACACATCATATGATGATGCGTATCATAGGTCATATGAAACGCACGCCGCTGGACGACCACTGTCAGATTCGGATCCGTGCCGCCCGCGAGGACGGACAAGAATCCTTCGCCGTGCATCTCGGGTTCTGGATGCCGCGCGGCCGCCGTCGCGTGTGGGTCGATGAAGCCAATGGCCACATCGGCACCTACGAGACCCGCGACGGCGCGCTGAAGGCGGCAACAGAGCCAGCGCTGATTGCCCGGCGCGATGCGATTCGCGAGATGCGCGGGAATCCGCCCGCCCCGGCGCCGTATCTTATCCTGCCCAACGTCTGTTACAAGATCGTGCGGGGCTGGACGCACGCGCGCGAGTACTTCCACTGGGATCCCGCCCTCTGCCTCGGGACGTGGAAAAAATCTGCCGCGAAAGCCACACGCTACGCGTGCCGGCAGGAAGCCGAGACGATGGCCGGCGGCGCAGCCGGCGATGTGGTGGCGGTGCTGTCATGATTCTCGTCTACCACCGTTTCCGCTGCTACGTCGGCCCCGTGCATGTCGCGCATTACACCGAGACCGCGCGTCGCAACGGCGTGCTGAATGCGTGGGCCGGCACTGAACACGTGTACGGCACGTGGGGCACGCCGCCGTTCGCCGACGAAACCGATCGTTTACTGTTTCGCCATCGCGTCAGCGAACTCGTGTACGGTGAGCCGGGCCTCTGGTGGCGCGATGTGGAGGTGTTGCCATGACACTGGTCCTGCTGCTCGCCGGTGTCGCGCTGCTCCTCCTCGTGAGTGTCACTGCACGTACGTGGGCCGCGATCCTCGTGTTGCGGACGTTATGGGTCGCCGTGCCGCTCGCCGCCGTCGCCGCGCTGATCTGGCTCGTGGTACTGGTTTACTTTTGAGCGTTACGAGAGTCGGAGTGTGAAATGCCTGTCACGATGAATATGACGTTGTACCGATTGCTGCTGAAGACCGGGGCGAGCGAAGCCGATGCCGAAGTGGCGGCACGGACGGAGATTGATACCGCCAATCTTGTGACGAAAGCCGATCTGACTGCCGCGATTCATGAACTCAAATCCTCGCTGCTCATGTGGATGATCGGCATCGTGTTTACGGCAATGGGGATTCAGACTGCCCTGTTTATTTTCGTGCTGAGCAACTACGGGCCGGGTCGATAACCCGTCATTAGGTGCGTAATGGACGATTTCACATTAGAACCGATCCACAAGCTGACCCGCGACTTGCGGCAAGCGGCTGCCACGCTGACCGAGACCGAGGCGCGCTATCTCGTGGACAGCTATTACCAGATGCAGCGCGATCGCATTCGCGCGGCGCATCAAGCGCGCACCCTGAACGAAAGCGCCGAACCACACCTCCTTGTCGGATGGCTGGCCAAGAACGCGTTTGTGCTGGAGCGCAACATCAAGTCCGCGCTCGCCGCCTACTCAAAAGCCCACCCGGTCGGGCGCTGGGCGGAGTCGATTGTCGGGATCGGCCCCGTGATTTCCGCCGGCCTACTCGCCCACATCACGCTGCAGCCGTGGCGCTGTATGAACCCGAAAGGTCCGAAGACCCGCAAGACCGACGATGGCAAGGTCGACTTCTGCCGCGAAGGCTCGCCCTGCACGGCGGCCTGCACCCGCACCCGCACGACAACGGTGGGAAAAATCTGGCGGTTCGCCGGTCTCGACCCGACCGTGAAATGGGAACCCGGCACCAAGCGCCCGTGGAACGGCGCCCTTAAGCGCTTGTGCTGGCTGATTGGGGAATCATTTACGAAAGTCAGCGGGAACGACAACGACTTCTACGGCAAGTTCTACCTGCAGCGCAAGGCGCAGGAAGAGGCGAAAAATGCGGCCGGGGCCTTCGCCGAGCAAGCGCGTGTGTCGCTTGAGACGAAAAAATGGCGCCGCGATACCAGCACGCGCGTGGCATATGAAGCTGGTCGGCTGCCGCAGGCGCGCATCCATTTGCGAGCGCAGCGCTACGCCGTGAAATTGTTCTTGTCCCACTGGCATGCCGTGCATTACTTCCATCTCTTTCGCGAGATGCCGCCGAAGCCGTACGTCATCGAGCATTTGGGGCATGCGGATTTGATCGAAGTGCCCCACTGGCCGTTCTGAAGCAATGCCCACGCATGTGACGTGTGTCGTCTGTCAGCGCCCGTTGTTGGAGCGCGATCCCGATGCCGAGTCGTTCTATTGGCAGCGGGCGGCACCGATCTGTGGGCGGGCAGGGTGCCAGCAGCACGCCGCCGAATTCTTGCGCTATTTACATGAATACTGGCAAGGCGATCGCGAGGATGTGCTGGCCGTACTGAGGCAGCAGGCGATTGCCGCAACGGAGGGGCAACGACGTGAGCAAGATTGACGACGGATTCAAGAAAATGCTGGAAGGCATGCGGCAAGCCGATGAGGGGCGCGATGAAGTGATGCGCGGGCTGGAAGAAGCGTGGGACGGGCGGAAGGATCTCGACCACACCGTCGCCGGGCTCGAAGAAACGGTCGCCGAGTTAAAGACCCTCATCGTCCAGCAAGGCGCGGAGCTTCGCGCGCTCCGCGATCGGCTGGAGGGAGGGCGCTGAATGTCCTACTACCCGACCATCGAGGAAGACCTGCAGCGGGCGAAGGACATTCTGGCAAAGAAGACCATTGCTGGCGCCGACGATAGCTACGCCGCCTACAAGCTGCTGGAGCGCTTCGTCGCCGAGGTCGAGCGGCTACAGCAGGAGGTTCGTAGCGCGATCGACAACTATCAGGCGCTTCGCGATAGCGCCACCGTCAAGCTGGAGACACTTCAGCAGCAGTTCGAGAGTCAGCATATCGCCTGCGGAGAAGAGTTACAGCAGTTCTATCGTCTGTTCTCCGACTATGAGGAGCCATGCCACTCGTTCGCGCAGGCGCAGGCGCTCTGGAACGAGATGAAGGCACGCGAAGCACGGCTGCGCGCCGCGTACGCGGACCTCCACGACAAGGTCAAGGACATCTACGCCGAAGGGCTGCAAATCGGGATGGACCTCGGGAAGAAGCTAGATCGATGAGCGAACGATCCCTTCACGCCCTATCTCGTCCTCGACATCCGCCACCGCACCTGTCATGAGCAGGACAGCGACAGTGATGAACTTCCGCCGGCCATGACCATCGAGCGCGTGGAAGACGACATGGCGATTTACGCCTGCCCCCTCTGCCATCACAAAATCAGCGTGCTGCTGTTCTTCAAGAAATGACCGACGCCATCTCGCTCGATCCCTTCGACCACAACGGCGAATGCCGCTACTGCGACGAACTCGGCATGCACCGGGCCGATTGCCCGTGGCTGCTGGAAGTCCTTGCCGAGAATAAGCGGCTGCGCGAGATCGAGATCGTGCTGCGCGAAGAAATTGACAGTCTGCGAAAGGAGCTAGACCCGTGAGCGATGAGCCGATGCATCCCGAATTGAAGATATTCATTGATGATGTGATTGTCCCGGCATTGGTGAAAAAATGGCGCGGGATGAGCGACGAGGAACGCCAGCAGTGGCAAACCGAAACCGAAATCACCGAACGATTGGCGACCATCAGCGCCATCTACGAGCGAGCCGATGTCAAGGAGGGTACCGGGGGGGGATGAGCGAGCCACGAATGAGGGGAGGACCGATGTACTGGAGCGAGCCGCAGCCGATGAGAGCCACCGACGAGAACGAGCGAGCCGCAATGCCAGCGAGAACCGGGACGAACGAGCGAGCCGGCTATTGGGAGAGCACCGGTGTAGATGAGCGAGCCGGGGGTTCCGCGAGTACCCGGAGGCCAGAGCGAACCGTCATGGATGGGAGCACCGATGTGATGGAGTGAGCCGCAAAGCCTGACACGTACGTGTATGGAGCGCGAGCCGGCCATCACGAGCCACCGAAGGTGTCGAGCGAGCCGTGCAACATGCGAGTACCGTTCTTGGCGCGCGAGCCGTTGTGTTAGCGAGCACCGCCAATATGGGAGCGGTTGTAGAATCTCGGCGATGGCCGCCGTCGCCGAGACCTACATCGCCACCTGCCGCTATTGCAGTTGGACCAGCAGCCAAGCCCGCGCCGACTCCCGCTACTTCGCCAAAAAACACCAACGCAACCTCGCCAGCGCCCTGCTCGCCCATGTCCGCGAGGCCCACCCCGACCAACTGCAAGCGATTGTCACGTCCCAACCGAAGCCGCTGCCCTTCCGCCACGAAACCAAACGACAGAGCGTCACTGCGCTGCGCAAAAACATCGAGCGCTACATCGAAGCCCTCACCCGCATCGAACGCGACAAGCACGTGTCCATTGAAGATTTACGGAACATCGCCCGTGATGCCCTCGGCAAGCGCCGCCGCTACTCGTGGCGCCGCGA